GCCCGGTCGGGCGTGAAGCGGCGCGAGGACGCCGGCGCGTCGTCGTCGTCGGGGAAGCCGAGGTTGAGCGTGATGCTGAAGGTGTCGCACTCCCAGTCGAGCACCGTCATCTGCGGGACCGGGTGCTGATCGACGTCGGGGTCGCTCACCATGACGGTCTGCACGGTGACGAGGACCGTGTCGTCGAGCTGGCGGAGCGCGAGCGTGATCGTGCGGTCCACGTTTGTGGTGACGAGCTGGCCCTGACCGGTGCCCGCTTCGAGTTCGTCGGGGATCCGGAACGTCATCGGGAAGCGCAGGTAGGTGTCGCCGTTGGAGACGAGGTTCTCGGCGTAGTTCGTGAGGCGGATCGGGGACGGGAGGTCGTCGTGCTCGAAGGTGACGAGGAACACCCAGTCCTCGTCGGTCCGACTGGCGATCACTCCGGAGACGTGCTCGGGGGTGGGCATTCGCTACACCAGCGTCGGGGTGAACTCGAAGGTGATGCCGACCTCGACGACACCGCCCCGCCATGACACGCGGAAGGGCTCCTGCCCGCCGACGAACTCCAGGAGCCCTGGTTCCTGACTCGTCATCTCGGTGAAGTTAACGGCTTCGATCCCCGAGCCCGCCGTGGTGCGGAACCACGTCAGAAAGGACGCGTACTGATCGGCCGTCATCACGATGACCATCGACCCGGCGCCCGGCTGGCCGCGGCGGAACAGCCGCTTTTTGGGGCGGCCCGAGTCCGTGTTGGAGCGCAGGATCTCGTCGGGCGGCTGGTAGCGGTAGCCCTCGCGGAGGGGGCAGTCCGGGACGCCGGCGGGCCAGTTGATCGCCATCGCTCACCCGCCCCTGTGTGCGCGCGGCGTCAGGCCGAAGCGCTGCATCGACTTGTCGGCGCCGCCCGTCGCGATCGTGTCGGCGACTGCGCGGCGGATCGAGATCTCGAACATCCGGCTCGAGCCCGCGCCGCGCTTCTGCTGGACGTCGACGCGGCCGTCGGTTTCGTTGTGGACACTGATGTTGACGTCGCCGCCGCCGGCGCGATCGCCCGGGCGGGTCACCATGACGTCCTCGCCAGGCGTGAGCGCCAGGGCGCGGAGTTGGCTGTCGGTGCCGCCGGCGCCGCCGACGGTGAACCCGCCGCCGCCCGCGAAGCCCATGACGTCCATGAGCCCGCCCTGAGCCCCTCCGCCGAGGCCGCGGAATGCGCCGCTGAACCACGAGAACATGGCGTCGGCGACGAAGTCGAAGGCGCGCGAGATCGCCCGCTCCCAGGCGCGCTGCACCCAGTCGCGGAGGTAGTTGCTCGTGTCGTCGTTGAGGGCGGCGATGATGCCGCCGCGGAACGCCTGCCGGAACCGGCCCTGCAGCTCGGCGTCGTCGATCGCCTGCGCCTCGCGGGCCGCCTCGCCGTAGGCGGTGTCGTAGTCGAGTCCAGGACCCATGGCGCTCGGCTGCACCAGCTGCAGCTGGCGGTCGCGGATGTAGCCTTCGCGCTCGAAACTGCGCGCCATCGAGTCGTCGCCGCGCAGCCGCGAGAGGTCGGCGTTGAAGTAGGCGGAGTCCGCGCGGCGCTGCAGTTCGGCTTCGGAAAGGCGGTCGAACGTGTCCAGCGCGCGCCGCCTGTAGTCCAGCTCCTCGTTTTCGGCGCGCCGAGCCTCCACCGCCGCGAGGATGCTTTCGATTTGACTGTCCGCGACGCTCGCCTCCTCGAGCGCGACGCGCGCGCGCGCCTGACGGATGTCGTCGTCGTACATCGGCGCGAAGCCCTGGGAGCGGCGGAACTCGTCGACGTCGAGCATCCGCTGCAGCTCCTCGGCGCGGCGCTGGCGCGCCTCGGCGGCGGTGTCGGGCACCGGTTCCGGGCTGAACGTCGAGTCCGGCGCGTCGGCCAGCTCTTGCATCCGGCGGTCGCTCGCCGCGATGCGCGCCTCGACGAGGCGGATATCGTTCTCCAGCTGCTCGAGCCTGGCGGACGACGTCGGGCCGGCGATGCCGGTCCGGGTGGCGTCGCGGATGCTCTGCGCGTTGAGGCGCTGCTGCTCGGCGCTGCGCTCGGCGGTGAGGCGATCGAGCTCGCCCTGCAGCCCGGCCTTGTTCTGCGCCAACGCCATCAGGTTTTCGAGCCGCGAGAACGTCGGCTCGCCGGACGGGATCTCGTCGACCGCCGAGGCGACGCCGCGGATCCACGTGGCCGCGTCGCGCGCCTCCGATCCGAGGTCGGCCATCGCGCTCGCGTTGTCGCCGAGCAGATCGGCCGTGGTGCGCAGCAGCGACTCGGACTCGTCGAGGATGTCCTGGAACTCCTCCATCTCCTTGCGCGCCTTGAGGCTCTCCACCGCGAACAGCCCGAACGCGGTCGCAATGCCGGTGATCAGGATCACCCAGGGCCCGCCGAGGAACGTCATGGCCGCCCGCAGGCCCACCATCACCCCCGTGGTGGCGACGGAGGCCCCGGTCGCGGCCGACATGGCGACCGTCGTGGCGGCGATCGACGTCGCCGCGGCGGCCATGCTGGAGACCAGGGCGACCATCGCGCGGCCGGCGAGCACGCCGCCCACCGTGGCGGCGACCACGATCGCGGCGTTGCCGAAGTCCTCGATGTTCATGGCCACCGAGTCGATCGCGCCGCCGAGGCGATCCGACGCTCCCACCGCGTCGTCCATCGTGGCGACATAGCGGGTCGTCTCGGTGCGGAGGTTCGTGAAGGCGTCCCCCACCGTGCGGCGGGTCGCCTTGAACTGCGTCTCGATGCTCTCCCCGCCCGCGAGGATGGCGGCCAGCAGGCGGTCGGTCGTGAGCTTGCCCTCGGCGCCGAGGCGCTTCAGCTCGCCGATCGTGACGCCGAACTCGTCGGCGATCGCCTTGGCGAGCAGCGGGGCGTTCTCGCGGATGGACCGGAGCTCGTCGCCCTGCAGGATGCCGGACGCAAGGCCTTGCGACAGCTGCAGGGTGGCCGCGGCGCGCTCCGTGGGCGACGCCCCGCCGGCGACGAACGCCTTGTTCACGATCTCCGTCGCGCGCCCGACGTCGGCTTGCGAGAACCGATGCCGGAGCTGCTCGGTCGAGCGCAGGATGCGGGCGTAAAGCTCGACGGTCGCGCCCAGCTCCGAGCGCGACCGCTTGGCGATGTCGACATTCGTGTTCATGGCGTCGTTCAGGTTGCCCTGCGCGATGCCCGCTGCGGAGACGAGGTTCTCGTAACGCGACCAGCTGTCGGCCGCCTTCAACGCCTCGCGGCCGATGATTCCCACGCCGGCCGCCGCGAGCGCGCGGCGGATGTTCCTCGCCATGGAGTCCGCCGCGCGCGTCGCGTTGCGGTTCATGTCGTTGAACTGGCGTTCGATCTCGCGCGTGCGGCGCTGATTGTCCGCCACCGCACGCTCCATCGTGCGCGCGTAGCTGCGCACGTCGGCGGAGAGCTCGACCACCAGGCGCTCGAGGTCGGTGACTTCGGCCATTTACGCCTTGACCTCGTTGCTCTTGATCATCGCGAAGAACTCCTCGCGGGTCGGCGCGGGCGGCGGGGGTTCCTCCCCGTGCGCACGCTCCCAGCCGTCGAGCAGGGCCTCGAACTCCCAGACGCTCAGGCGATCGACGTCACGCGGGCTCAGGCCGAGGACGATCCCGTTTCCGTAGATGGCGGCGAACCGCCACTTACCTCGCGGGAGGGGTGGGTCGGGGACTCGTCCCCCGCTTCGCCCTCGGCCTCGGCTTTTCCCACCGGCTCGTCCTCATGCCCCTGGAGCGCCGCGGCGATGATCGCGAACGCGAGCTTCGAGTTGAGCGTCCAGTCCGGCCGCTCCTTGACGTAGCGGTCGGTGAGCGAGAGTGCCCGGAGGGGCGGCTCGCCGCCCCCGATCAAGCCGAGGCGGATGATCTCCACGATGTCGTCGATCATCCACGCGCCGGCGATCAGCCGGTTGAGGACGAGGTTCGGGCCGGCGTCGGTCTTCTCCTGAAGCTCCCGAAGCTCGCCGTAGCCGAGGCGGAAGGTGTGCTTGCCGTCCGCCCACTGAAGCGTGATAGCCGCGCTGCGCGTCATGGCTCAGTCCTCAGGGAGGCGCCGGGATGGCTCCGAAGGTGACCGGCCCGGTCGAGACCAGCCGGATCTCGGACTCGACGAGATCCTTCTCGCCGCCCGACTTCCGAAGCTGCGTCAGGTGGAACGCGCCGGACGCCTGACGGCCGCCCGTGGCGTTCTCACGAATGATGCAGTTCTTCGGGTTCGCGGAGACGACCCACGCCTCGAACTCGGCGTTGTTGGAGACGTGGTAGTTGCCCGTGCCGGAGACGTCGGCGGACAGGGTGTCCTTCTCGCGCGTGATCCAGGCCGGCAGGCTCGGGTCGTCGCAGTCCGGCACCGCGAAGTCGCGGGTCGTCGCTTCGACGTTGAACTCCCGACGCGTGTTGATCAGGCACTTCGGGGTGAAGACCTCAGGCGACGCGCCGTCGCCGATCAGGATTTGGAGCTGGTACCCCTTCATAGTTTGCGGCTGCGCCATGGTGTTCTCCTAGGTGGCCTCGAGGATGTAACGGACGGTGACGATGGCGTGCGTCGTCAGCCCGTCCGGATCTGACATGACGCGTGTGGAGCGGACGTCGCGCTGGCGTACGGTGTGCCCCGTGACGGCGAGGTCGACGTCGAGGATGGCCGCGACGAGGGCGGCGATCTGCTTGGCCTCGACGGCGCCGGGCGCGCGCGACCAGACGTGGACGTGGGCGAAGACCTCGGCGAGGTCGTGGCATTCGTCGCCGATCGGGACGAGCTCGTCCTTGCCGATCGTGACGTAGGGGAACGTCGGGTCCTTGGGCACGCGGTCGAACACGCGGGGCGGATCGGAGCCCAGGTAGCCCTGCAGCGACGTGTCCCCGGCCAGCGCCGCGGACACCCCACGCTGCAGTGGAAGGAGCGGGTCGATCATGACAGCCTCGCCGCGATGCGACCCGCGCGGCGTGTCGCGTTGCGGATGCGAGCGCGCGCCGCCCTGCGGAAGGCGCGGTAGATCGGAAAGAAGAACGGCTGCGCGTTGTGCTGGACCGTCCCGAACTCCTGGAACGTGCCGTAGAAGGCCGACCCGGCGCCGCGCCCAGTCGCCGCCACGATGCGGGCCGTGATGCGCAGCACCGACTTGAACCGGAAGTACCAGCGGATTGAGTCACGGAGCCGGCCGGTGTCGACCGGCGCGAAGCCGCGCTGCTTGCCGCTGATCTCCTCGGCGCTCTCCGCGAGCGCGTCGGTGATCTCGGCGCGCGCCAGGCGCGGCATCGCGATCAGCTTGCGGTGCAGCCGGGCGACGTTGCGGATCCGCGTCTTAGCCATCGGCGGCGCCCGTCTCGCACGTTAGCGCGATGTAGCGGTCCCGCTCGTCTGGGTTGACGATCGCGCGGATGTTGAACGTCGCGCCGTCGGACTCGCGCACCGCCCGATCGCCAGGCGCGACGCCGCGGGTGGCGATGCTCGAGCGCACGGTGATCTCGTAGGTCGTGACGCCGGTCAGGCGCGCAGCCATGACCGACTCGCCGCCCCGGATCGGCCGCACGCGGGAGGCGACCGCCTCCACCAGCGTCGCCCATGCCCCTTCGAAGTTGCCGTATCCGTCCCCGGACGCCGCGGCGCGGCGCTCGAAGCGGATGCGCTCACGAAGCGGGCCCGCCGACATCGCCCTCCCCCTTGTCTCCGCCAGTCGGGACGTCTATCAGGAGGCCGCCATCGCTCGCCGAGGGCTCGACCGGCTCTGCAGACGCGGCGGCCTTCCTGGGGGCCTTGCCCTTCTTGGGCTTAGGCGGCGTCGGGAGATCGCCCTCCGCGGCCACCACAGGCTCCGTGACGGGCGTCGCGGCCTCGGCCGGGTCGTCCTCGACGACCACCGCGTAGCCGTCCTCCACCGCCCTGCGGGCGGCGATGCGGCGGACGCCGGTGTACTTCTTGCCGGCCGCGTAGCGGATGACGCAGCGACCGCGCAGTTCGGGCGGCGCGAAGTCGAAGTCCTTCAGGAAACGGAGCTTCATGCCACTCTCCAGTTCAGCTCGTGCGGTTTCGGTTTGCCGTGGGCGTAGAGCACGCGCATCCGCGCGCGATCCTCGGCTCTGGCCTGCAGCCACCCCCACTTGTAGGAGGCGAGCTGGCCCGGGTAGAGCACGTCGAGGTCGTCGCCCAGAGGCCAGCCGCTCTCGACCTGCGGCGAGTCCGGACACGGACGGAACCACGACAGGAACGCCTGGTCCCCACCGCCCATGAGCGGGACGAAGTACTCGTGCAGCCCCTCGCCGATCTCGCGCGCCTCGTCCCAGAGGTCGTGGCAGGCGGCGGGGCGGTACTGCACCCAGGACGACTGCCACCGCGATCCGCGGAGCCGCTGCGTCTCGGCGGCGGCGAAGTTCTGGCGGGCGGCGAAGTCGCCGGCGTAGCCGAGCAGGTCGTCGAGGGGACCGACCACGAAGTTGTCGAGGTCGGTCAGCACGGCGCGGTCGCCGAAGTCGAGGTCGGGGCGGAACGCCTCGAGCTTCGAGAAACACCAGTAAGGCGTCCGCTCGGCGTGGCCGGGGCGCAGAATGCGGATGTCCCAGGGCTCGGCGAGTGGGATCGCGCGGCATTGGTGGCCGCGGATCGGCCAGGTCGACGGCTCCTGCTCGGCGTTCGTCAGGAATGTCCAGCGCTTCGGGCCGGAGTAGCCGCGGTCGACCTGGCCGACGATGAAGTCGATGTACTCCGGGCCGTAGCACTTGCCCGGGACGTACAGAGCGACGAATTCGATCAGACGGTCCATAGGTCCGGCCAGATCCACTCTTTGGCGATCGCCTCGTCGAAGACGAGGCCGCAGCGCTCGACGAGGCGGCGGGACTCGCCGAGGTCGCCGGCCACCATCTTGTCAGTGTCGACGAAGATGTGCGGGCAGCTCGCGGCGATCTGCTCTTGCCGCTTGAAGCACATCAGCACCCACCACCGCAGGATCTCGGCGTCGCCGTTGCGCGACACGTGCGGGTGCTTGAGCATCGAGGCGACGTTGTCGTCGACGAGGCGGCGCGGGAGCACGTAGAGCGCGTCCGGGTAGGCGTCGCGCCACAGCGGCCAGGTGTTGAGGATCCGGGTCTCTTTGACCGCCCACAGACCGTTTTCGGCGCCGTCCCACGCCAGTTCGACGCGCGTCTTCCAGTTCACGCGCGACGTGAACGCGTCGATCCACTTCCCGCGCGGGATCGCCAGGTGGCCGCGGTCGGTCGGCGCGACGCCGTTCTCCTCGAGGACGGCCTTCATCTCGCGCTTGACGCCCAGGCTCTCGAACGAGCCGCGGACGTTGTACTGGGTCGGCTTCAGCATCTCCCCGAGCGAGACCCCGTGCCGCTCGAGCAGCCCGGCGACCATCGACGTGCCGGAGCGGGGCGGGCCTGCGATGAGGATCGGCGACGTCATGCCCCGAGCACTCCGATGCGGAACGGATTGATGAAGGCGAACACGCCCATCGGGATCAGGACCGGCGGGTCGCGCTGATCGAACGCCACCGCCTCGCGGTGCTCGTAGAGATGCCCGGCAATCAGCTTGAGCGCGTGGAGGAGGACCGTCGGAACGCCCTCCCCTGCCGCCGGCGGGCTTTCCTCGGTCGCGGCGGCATACCCCGCCTTGAACGTCACGCGCACGGCGTCGGGCTCGTCGCGCGTCACCGGCCAGGACTGCCCCCACGCCTCGGCTATCCGGGCGAGTCCGAAGCCGCCGGCGATGATCTGGTAGACCGACGGGGCGAGCGTCTGCAGGTCGCCGTTCTCGTCGACGTACTTGACCGACACGACCTCGCGTAGCGGCGGCAGCGGGACCTCGATGGCGCGGTCTCGCGTGACGGTTTGGCCCGTCCAGCGGCATGGGAAGGCGTCCAGGCGCAGTTCCCAGGTCTGCTCCAAGAGGCACCGCCCGAGCAGCCCTTCGCGGCCGTCGAGATGCGACGTCGCGGCGGAGAGGATGGCCGCAATCGTGGCGTCCTCGTCGTCGTGGTCGACCCGCAGGTGTTGCTTGACCTGGGTCAGCGTCAGCGGGAGGACGGCGGGCGGCGTGACGAGAGTCAGCGACATCTGCACCACTCCTCGAGCGCGACTTTCGGCCAGCACGTCAGAGCCGAGATGGGCGAGCAGTTAACGACCGTGATGTTCCGCTCACGGAGGGCCACCGCGGCGGTGTCGAACGTCCGCGCCCACTTCTCGAAGAGGAACGGACCAGGGTTGTTCAGCGGGCGCGGGTGATCGGCGTGCCAATGCCGCCCGACGAGGTCGAGGCCGACCAT